TTGCACTGTGGTGTTGTCGAAAGATTTGACCTGTATTCAAGTTCGTGTTTGCATATTCAGAACCAACCAACCCCTGTTCAATCAACTTGAGTGTGTTTGACATCTTGGCCGTTTTCATATTCTTAACAATGAAAGATTTTACGGACTCGTCTTGTTGTTCAGCAGCTGCAAGGTTCGCAGGGTTATATGTGAACGGAATCTTTTCATTGAATGCATCTTGTTTCAACATAACTTCGAGATTACCGAAACGAACATTATTGTCGTGCATTGAACCGTAGATAAAATACGGACAACCATTGATTGTGCTTGCACGTTTAGTCAACCACATAGCTGCATCAATCGGATTCAGATTTGGAATGATACCTTTGATGTTTTGTTGAACTGGACTAATCCCCTGTGAATATGATAGGTCAACGTCCTTTTCCATTTCACTTGCGATTAGTTTGACAATGATATCATCAATCTTACCACGGAATGATTTACTCACTCTTTTAGAACGAGAGTAGAATGCATGTTCATCCATCAATGTTATTGTAAGAACACTTGTGCGACCACTCTCGTTTGCCTTTCGAGATTGTTCTACACCAGTCATAATAAACCCACGTTCCATAACAGGTTCGAGGTCATTAGTTACAGATGCGATAGTAATCTTCAGACGTTCTGTTCCATTAAAGTTAATGAAGTCAAATAGACCTTTATCATCAACGATTACCAATTGACCCGTGATGTATGGTTTATCGAGAGTTTCAAAAATATTCAATTCAACAATAGAAGTCCTAACATCATATTCCGCCGAAAGAAATCTATCCGCAGATATAACGGCTTCAGTAATCTTATACTGTTGAGATTGAGATGTGTTCGATGCCATTACGATTCCTGTTGATGGAACTTGAAGAATTCGCCCGCAACACTTGCGATAATATCTTCTTTCAAGACGATGATTTCTTTCAATTCATCGTTTCTTTTCTCAAGTCTGTTCCTGTATGTGATTGGAGTCAGTGATGCGCCTGGGTTACCAAAGTCAAACAGAGTCACATCCTGAGTCACTCCATCCGCATCTTCGTAGTGGTGAACTGCATTGTATTGTTCACTCTCTGCAATTGCGGTCAACTGTTGAATGTTACCTTCTGCATCGGTGTAACTGATAAGTTCACTGCTTTGGAATGCATCTCCACCTGTATTGATAACAACCTGACCCAGTTCTGGAATCTTGGTAACAACTGTTCCTGTAGTATCACTACTGATACCACGAACACTTTGACCGTTTGGAAAGATACCTGTCAGACTTGTGTTGGTTGTTACAGTTCTGTATGGATACTTCTCTTTCGATACACTCAAAATATCATATGAAGGAATAGGCCAACCAGAGAGACGCACATGGTCATTGAGAAGATAGAATGTCCAGTAGTAATCTGTTGTTCCATAGAGTTTGTATGAGAGTGTGTCTGGTCTATCGCCCGCTTGAATTGTATACTTGTTATAAAAAGAAACATTCTCTTTTACTTGGTCAATGATATCAACATATGCTGTTAGGTTATTGAACAACACTGGATTCTCATTGTCACCGAAATTATATGCGACAATATCAAAATTCTTAAAATAGTTACTCATTAGAACCCACCTTCTGCGATATCTTTTTTGTCAAGAGTTCTTGATTCTGTAAATGACAATGACAAATCAATCTCACTAAAGTTACCATCTTCGTGCATCGCCATCGTGGTTGGGTTATACGATGTGCTTACATCGCGCAGATAACACGGAAGAATTTTATTTGCAATCCTTTGACCATCGTATTCAATCTCAATCTGAAATCTGTTTGGAAATCTATAACCAATCGAAATTTCTGTTCCCGCAACATTTGCAGGGATACTTTCTGGATACAATTCCTCACGGAACATCTGAATAATTTGTTTTACCTCTTCTGCCTCTTTACGCGACTTTGGAACGAACTTAAAGGTAAAGGCAAATTCTCGGAGATTAACATTCTTAAACAACGCACGACTGTTCGGATTTGAGGTGACTCTACCACCAACTCTCGCAAGAGTTGCAGCACCTTGGTTTTTCTGTGACAAACTTAGAAGTGCGAGTTTTGCTTCATTAGTCCCGCCCGAACCACTAAGAAGTTGTGCAGCAGCTACACCTGATGCAATATTACCTGACAGAAGGTCTGCATTCTCATACCCAACATTATCACGAAACTGAAGACCAACTGGGAGATATAGACTTACCTCCTTTACTGGTCTGCCAGGCGTTTTAGGTTTGAAAGCTTCGTTAATAGTTCCGTTAAACTGTTGCATAATGGATTTCTTTTGTTCTCCATTGGTCGCGTTATTACCACCAGCATTGGTAATCGTCTCTAAAGCCCCCTTACCAACATCTTTTGTTTCGGAAACAATCTTACTCAAATCCGCTTGGGGTTCTTCTATGATTCCGAACCTAATACGACCTTTGTAGTCACCTGAGTTTTCGATAGGATACTGAAGTTTACCCTTACGGTCACTTTGTTCTTTTGATGGTAATGCCATTTGTGAATCCACTAAATAAAAATAATTCTTTTCTATTTATAAGGTTTCATGGCATATTCTGGACGATATAAACCGAAAAATCCAAAGAAGTATAAGGGTGACTATACAAACGTCATCTATCGGTCTCTTTGGGAGAAACATGCATTCAAGTGGTGTGATACTAACGCGAATGTAGTTGAGTGGTCGAGCGAAGAAGTAGTCATCCCATATCTATATGAGGTTGACCGCAAGTATCATCGTTACTTCATGGACTTGAAAATTAAGATGAAGGACGGTAAAGTCTTTCTGGTTGAGATAAAACCAGACGCACAGACACGTCCACCTGAAGGACAACGCAGGACAAAACGATATATCTCTGAAAGTCTAACCTATGTCAAGAACATGAATAAGTGGAAGGCAGCCAACGAGTATGCGAAAGACCGTGGTTGGCACTTTGTTATATGGACGGAGAAGACCGAACCACTCAAATCAATGATACCAAAATCAACAAAACCTCTAAAACCATACTCAAAACGTTATAAATAGACGTATGAGTAACTTATTTCAAAGACTGGAACTACAAGCGTTCCGTGCTGGTATTACACCACGCACCAAGGAATCGCGTGAGTGGTTTCGCAAAAAGGCAGCGAACCTTCGTTCTATCAACCGTGAAGCGTTGATGAAGGAGAAGGAACTGAGTCGTGGTAAAAAACAAATCATCGGTTCGATGCAGATGTTTTTCTATGACCCAAAGGGTAAAGAGGAACTGCCATACTATGATGCATTCCCTCTCGTGATTGTGGTCGGGCCTGCGGAAGGTGGGTTCTATGGATTGAACCTTCACTATCTGCCACCACTTCTTCGTGCGAAGTTCCTTGATTCCCTGTTGGACATTCAATCCAGTAAGACAAGTGATGATGCGAAGTTCAACATCACCTACAAGAGATTGCAGTCTGCAAGTAAGTTCAAGTATTTCAAACCATGTTTCAAACACTATCTGAATGACCATGTAAGAAGTCAGTTCGCAGAAGTTCAAGCACCAGAATGGGAAATCGCAACCTTCCTACCAACCGCAGACTTCCGTAAGAGAAACTCTTCCAAAGTGTTCTCAGATTCAAGACGGATGATAGGATAATGGTATTTCGCGTAGACGACTTTAGAGCGCAAGTAAGTAGAGGTGGTGGATTTGCATCACAGAACCTTTTTCGTGTTCAACTACCTCGTATCGATGGCGCACCTCTGGGTGGTAATGACCCAAGAGAACTGGATATGTTGTGTCGTGCGACTGCATTGCCAGGCAGACAAGTTGCATCGGTAGAACATACCGTAGGAACAACTGTAACCAAGATTGCAAACGGATATGCGGTTGCAGACCTGAACATGACATTCTATTGTATGAACGACTATGGTGTCCGTAGATATTTCGAAACATGGCAGAATCTCGCACATAACAGTGAGACAAAAGAGATTGGTTACTATATGGATTATACCAAACCTGTAGTCATCCAACAATTGAAAAAAGGTGTATCATTCCCAATCAAGAAACGTGAGATTTATGATGCGGGTAAAATTCCTAGTGGGATTCGTAACCGTCTTCCTCGTATTGGCCCTCTCGACCTTGCACAGGGTGAGATTGATTTGAACGGTATCTTTGGTGACCAGATTGCATACTCATGTGTTCTGGAACAAGCATACCCAACAACCTTGAATGAAATCGCACTAAATAACGACACACAAGATGTTATGGAAGTGTCAGTTCAATTGTCATACAAAGACTGGCGCACCAAACAAGGGGACATCACCAGTGGTCTGGTTGAAGGACTAACAGGTGAATTGATTAGAAGAGTATTGGATTAATTGGAGTAAATTATGGCATTACCTAAGTTAAATGATGCACCGAAGTATGAATTGGAAATTCCTTCCACAGGAAATGTAGTATCATACCGACCGTATCTTGTCAAGGAAGAAAAAGTTCTTCTTATGGCATTTGAGTCACAAGACCAAAAACAAGCAATGAGAGCAATGGTAGATACAGTTGTTGCCTGTGTGTATGAGGATATAAATCCAAAATTACTGACAACCTTTGATGTTGAATATATGTTCTTACAAATTCGTTCTAAATCTGTCGGCGAAACATCGAAGATTGGTGTGAATTGTTCTGAGTGTGAACATCAGAATGAAGTGATTATACCTGTCGGTGATATTAAAATTCCTAAATCGGAAATGAGTAAAGTAATCGAACTTACCTCAGATATTTCTATCGAGATGACATATCCAAAATTTAGTGAAGTTGTTGATGGATATGAAGAGGGTAAACAGGAAAGTAGCTTTGCCTTTGAACTAATAGAGAAAAGTATCGATGCAATTATCACTCCTGATGAAAGAATTAGCACCAAAGAGGTAAAACCAGTTGAAGTAAAAGAATTTGTTGAGTCCATGACAACCACACAGTTGTCTATGGTATCAGATTTTGTAGAACAAATGCCTACACTGAAACATGATATTGAATTCAAGTGTTCAAATTGTAGTTCAGATAACAAACAAGAACTGAGAGGGGTCGCTGATTTTTTCTGATAAGCCTCTCTCATGAGAGTTTAGTGAATCATTATAATACAAACTTTTCTATGATGCAACACTTTAACTACTCATTGACGGAACTAGATATGATGATGCCGTGGGAGAGGGAAATATATGTCAGTATGTTATTGCAACACCTAGAAGAAGAAAAAGAAAGAGCAAAACAAAATGGCTGAGATGAACGCCGTCACTGAACAACTAAGACAGAACAGTGAACAACAACAAGAAGACGCAAAAGAGAATCGCGAAGTTCTTGGTAAAATTGTTGGCAAATTTTCTGAGATGTTCAAACGCGAAGACCGTAATAAACTTGATGCACTTGAAGCCCAAAGGGATAAAGATAAAAGGGCAAAAGAAACACTTGCGCCATTAGCAAAGGTGAAAGCCAACGATATATTATCTCCAAGTGGAATACTTGGTGTTGTTGGTGCGGGTGCAGTTGGCGCTATTCTTGGTCTCGCATCAGCCTACGCAAACTTCTACAAAGGTTTATTTCAAAGAATCGCTGGTGGTGATAAGAATGGTAAGAAGGGACTATTTGGTCGTATGAGAACGCAGATTCTCGCACCATTCAAAAATTTCATGCTTGGGTTCACCAAGATTGGAACTCAAATAAATGCTGGTGTAAAAGGTCTTCAAGAACTCAAAGTTTCAGACTTCACTACTGCGATGGGTAAACTAGGTGCAAGACTAAGATTGTCGCTCGCTGGTGGTATTCTCAAACCATTTGCTGAATTGGTTCGAGGAATAACCGCACCGTTCACGTTTTTGAGAGAAAATCTAAAATCTTTCAGTGGTGATAAAAATCCTGTCTTAAAGGCCATCTCTAATTTTCTCGGAACATTCGGCCGTTTCCTTGGTTTCTTTGTTGGATTAATTGGTAGAGTATTCAGTGCGCCATTTGTTTTCGCATTTAATTTCATTAAAGAGTTGATTAATGGTGAGGGTGATATCGGACAAAGAATTATTAATGGTCTTTTAGGAGGCGTTCGAGGTGTCATCAACTTCTTTATCTTTGACTTCGTTAAACTTATAACAAAGGGATTGACAAAAGTATCTGAGTTCTTCAATTTTGAATTGGGCGTAACAATTGCCGAAAGCTTTGATAAAGTCGTTGGGAAAATAGGTGATGCATTCAACGAATCGTTTGACCTTTTGAAGGGAATAGTCTTAGGTGAAGATTTAGAAACATTGGTAAAGGATTCACCAACTCTCAGAGCATTTGTAGATTGGTTTAAGTTTGATTGGTTAAAAGACTTTGATGGGTATAAACTCATTGACAATTATATAAAAGAAACTATTATTCCAAAAGTAAAGGGTGTTTTTGATTTCATTGGTGAACTATTCGATAGAATGGTTCAAAAGGTAAAGGACTTTGCATATAATACTCTTCGTCTTGAAAGACCAGCTGAAGAGAGTGAAGTTAAAGATATTGCCTTTCAAGACGTAACTAACTTATCTGATAAACAACGCAAGTTCTTAGAAGATAGAAATCAGGCACTACAAAAAATTAGAGAAGAAAATCTACAGGGTGAAGAATTGAAGAAACGTCTTGACGCTATCAATAAGTTGGCAACAGCACAGGGTGTTGCAGGAATGAACTTTGTGGACAATAGTTCCGACACGGTT